ATTTGGAACTGATATACTCACAGGGGAACCACTTTCAAATCCAAACGATACTATGGTTGTAGAGGATGAAATGGCTGACGAAACTGTAATACCTGAATACAATACAATCGATGAGTTAATGAATAGCATTGACCATGGAACAAATAAGGTAGCAGAAGAGCATAAAATGCAAGAAATGAAAAAGATTGCTGAAGCATTAAGAATGAAAGCAAAGAAAATGGAAGAAAGTGAGCATGCTGCACACATTAGTCCAAAAGATTTAAAGCAATTGGCTACTGATGCTGCAAAGTTAGAAAAAGCAGCAGAAAAGTTAAAAGCAGCATTTGATAAAAAATTTAACAAAAAAGATAAACCAGCTTCAGCTCCTAAAGCAGAAAAAGTAGAAGCATTACAAGAAACAACTATGGAAAATTTTAATTTAAAAAAGTTCTTAGTAGAGAACAAATTGACTACTAACTCTAGAATGTTAAATGAAGAGTTAAAATTTATAGATGCAACTGATCCAATAAGACTGCAAAAAGGAGGTGACCAACACCTAAAACTTTCAGACTTAGTACCAGGAAAAACAGTAATTGCACTTAATAAACATTACAGTAATAAAGCTGAATTAGAAGATGAAGCAGGAACCTTTATAGAAGTAGACGAAAACGATTACATACGTTGGAAAACTAAAGACGGTAAAGAGAAAGTATGGAGCTATATTGAGGATATAGCAATAATTAAAAACTTCTAAAACAAAACAAGCCCACCCCACAAAGGTGGGTTTAAAAAATAAACACAATGGAAAATTTTAATTTAAAAAAATTCTTAGTAGAAAATAAACTAACTGCTAACTCAAGAATGTTAAAAGAAGATGTAGATCAAGACTTTAATGATGGTGATATGGAGGTAATTGATGGCTGGTATTTTAGCACAAATCCTCAAGCAGATGAATTAAGTCCGGAAGAAGTGGAAGCAGGAGTACAAGCTCACTACGAAGAATGGAATGCAGTAAAAGATCAGTATAACAGTATTGATGATTACTTCGAAGATATCGAAAGAAATGGAGACTGGTATTAAGAGTAAACAAAACAAGCCCACCCCAAAAAGGTGGGTTTTTTTATATCTACATATTTATAATATATAAGTATATACTATGTCACAACAAGATATAAAACAAATAGTCGCACAAGAATATATTAAGTGTGCAAAAGATCCGGCTTACTTCATGAAGAAGTATTGCTACATTCAACATCCAACAAGAGGTAGAATTTTATTTAACCTCTATCCATTCCAAGAAGGAGTACTGCATTTATTCAGAGATGAAAAGATGTTAATAACTCTAAAATCAAGACAATTAGGAATCTCTACACTAGCCTCAGCCTACGCTCTATGGTTAATGATCTTCCATAAAGATAAAAACGTTCTAGCATTAGCAATTACTCAAGCAACAGCTAGAAACCTTGTAACTAAAACGATTTTCATGTATGAGAATCTACCAAAATGGTTACAATTACCTTTTACAGAAAAGAATAAATTATCTCTTAGACTTAAAAACGGTTCTAAAATAACAGCTAAATCTTCTAATGCAGATGCTGCTCGTTCGGAAGCAGTATCGTTACTATTAATAGATGAGGCAGCTTTCATTGATAACATCGAAGAAACATTTACAGCAGCACAACAAACCTTAGCAACAGGTGGGCAGTGTATGGCACTTTCCACACCAAATGGTGTAGGAAACTGGTTCCATAAAACATGGGAAAGAGCTGAAGCAGGAGAGAATGGATTTGTACCAGTACGACTAAGATGGGATGTCCACCCAGAGAGACAGCAAGATTGGAGAGATGAACAATCAAGACAATTAGGAGAAAAAATGGCAGCACAGGAATGTGATTGTGACTTCCTATCATCTGGAGATTCAGTAATTGAGGTTGAAAATATGGCTTTTTACGAAGAGACATATGTAAAAGATCCAATGGAGAGAAGAGGGGTGGATGGAAATCTATGGATATGGGAATCACCTGACTATCAAAAGTCTTATATGGTTGTTGCCGATGTCGCTAGAGGAGATTCTACTGATTATTCTGGCTTCCATGTCTTTGATATTGAAAATTGTACACAAGTAGCCGAGTATAAAGGAAAGATATCTCCTAAAGAATACGGAAATGTATTGGTAGGAATAGCAACAGAGTATTGTGATGCGTTACTTGTAATAGAGAATGCTAATATTGGATGGTCAACAATTGAACAAGTATTGTCCAGAGAATATAAAAACTTATATTATTCATCTAGATCGGATACTGAAACAGTTGAATCTTATATGGCCAAATACGAAAGAGATAAACTGGTACCTGGATTTACAATGTCTCTTAAGACAAGACCTTTAGTAATAGCCAAGATGACTGAATACGTAAGGGAGAGATCGGTAATACTACAGTCTAAGAGGCTTTTAGGAGAGATGAGAGTATTCATATGGAGAAATGGTAAAGCACAAGCACAAACAGGGTATAATGACGATTTAGTTATGGCTTTTGCTACAGCTTTATACGTAAGAGATACAGCCATCCGTATGAGACAACAGGGAATGGATCTTTCTAGAGCTACAATGTCTTCTTTTGTAAACCTAAATCAGAGAAATAGCGGGGTTTATAATGTTGCTCCTCAGCAAAATAATCCGTATCTTATGGAAACGCCTAATGGCAAAGAGGACTTAACCTGGCTATTAGGATAACATACTATTTATAAATAAAATATAATACAATGGCAGACAAAAACTTGTTCACCTCCTTAGAGAGATTATTTTCAACAGATATCTTAGTAAGGAATGTAGGGGGAACTGAATTAAAAATCGCCGATGTAAATCATATTCAGACGAGCGGTAAGTATCAAACCAATTCGTTACTAGATAGATTTTCTCGATTATACATATATAATAATAAAAATATATTTAATCCAAACCTTAATTATCAGACTCTAAGGATTCAACTTTATTCTGATTATGAAGCAATGGATACAGATCCACTTATTGCATCCACTTTAGATATACTTGCAGATGAATCTACACTGAAGAGTGATATGGGAGAAGTTCTTTCTATTAAATCTTCTGATGAAAACATTCAAAGAGTTCTTTACAACCTATACTACGATGTACTAAACATTGAGTTTAACCTATGGTCATGGGTTAGAAATATGTGTAAGTATGGTGATTTCTTCTTAAAACTAGAAATCTCGGAAGAGTTTGGAGTATATAATGTACTTCCTTATACAGTTTATAATATGGTTAGACATGAAGGGGTAGATAAAGACAATCCAACTAAAGTAACCTTTACAATCGATCCAGACGGATTAGCTTCTTCAGCAGATCCAAATTACCTACCAAATACAAATAAAAATATTATTACTCTAGAGAACTATGAAGTAGCACACTTTAGATTAATCTCAGATACAAACTACCTTCCATACGGTAGATCTTATATTGAACCAGCTAGAAAAGTATTTAAACAATTAACTCTAATGGAGGATGCGATGTTGATTCATAGAATCATGAGAGCTCCTGAGAAGAGAATGTTTTATGTTAATGTAGGATCTATTCCACCAAACGAAGTGGAGCAGTTCATGCAAAAAACTATTAATACTATTAAGAAGACTCCTTATATAGATCCACAAACAGGTCAATATAATTTAAGATTCAATATGATGAACATGATGGAGGATTTTTATCTTCCAGTTAGAGGAGGTGATACATCAACTCGTATTGAAACAACCAAAGGATTAGAGTATGATGGTACAAATGATATCGAATACTTAAGAGATAAAATGTTTGCTGCTTTGAAAGTGCCAAAAGCATATTTTGGATACGAAAAAGACTTATCAGGAAAAGCAACTCTTGCAGCAGAGGATATTCGTTTTGCTAGAACAGTAGAGAGATTACAGAGAATTGTAGAAAGTGAATTGACTAAGATTGGATTAGTACATCTATACTCTCAAGGATTTAAAGGAGAGTCTTTAACAAACTTTGAAATTAAATTAACAACTCCTTCTATTGTTTACGAACAAGAGAAAGTAGCTTTAATGAAAGAGAAGATTGATTTAGCAAGTCAAATGCAAGCAACAAAATTATTCTCATCAGACTATATATATGACCATATCTTTAACCTATCAGAAGATACTTACAACGAGATGAGAGATCTTGTAAGAGAAGATGGTAAGAGATCATTTAGATTATCACAAATTGAAAATGAAGGAAACGATCCTGTAACAACAGGAGAGTCTTATGGAACACCTCATGACTTAGCTTCAATATATGGAGCAAGAGAGCAAGGGAGTGTACCAGCTGGATATGATGAAAGAGATCCTCAACCGGAAGGAAGACCTAGAGAAAAATTCTCAATATTAGGGACTCAGGAAGATCCATTAGGAGGAAGAGATAGGTTAGGAGTTCATGGAATGAAGGGGGGTTATCCAAGTGATAATGAAAATGTAAGAGAGAATACGTTAATGACTAAGATGGTAATGTCTAGAAACAAAGATATTCTTACAAGTAAAAAGAAATTAATCTTTGAAAAAGTAGAAGAAGCAGAATCAGATTTACTAAACGAAAATAATATTCAGGATTTAGATAAATAACTCCTATTTATAACAAAGACAATTATAGACATGCGTATTAAACATAGCAAGTATAAAAACACAGGCCTTATATTTGAACTACTGGTAAAGCAGATAGCAGCAGATACACTATCTAGTAAGGAATCTCCTGCTGTTAAAGTATTGAGAAAATTCTATACAGGAAATACATCTTTAGTAAAAGAATTTAAACTATATGATTATATTCTAAAGAATAAAGGAATAGGAATAAATAAAGCAGAAACAATTTTAGGAACTATTATAGAAATTGCTAAAAAGATAGATAATACTTCTCTTAAAAAACAAAAGTATGAATTGATAAAAGAGCTTAAGAGTCATTATGATTTAGAAGAATTCTTTTCAATTAAAGTAGAAGCTTACAAGCCATTGGCTGCCTTATATTGCCTTTTAGAGGCTCAAAATACACCTAACGAAACAGATCTAAGCGTAATTGTTGATAATAAGACAACTATTTTAGAGCATTTATCTCAATCAAAACAGATAGTACAGGATAAAGATGTATTGATGGAAGAGTATTCAAAGTATGATAAAGATCTTAGGTTACTTACCTATAAGATCTTATTAGAAAAATTTAACGCACAGTATAAAGATCTACTTCCAGAACAAAAAAACATACTAAAAGAAGTAATAACATCTGTGAACTCTTCAACAAAGTTAAGAAATATTTACAACGAAGAGATTCAGAAATTACAAAAAAGCATCACCACTTATAGAGGTAGTCTAACAGATGAAGTAATAAAAATTAAACTAGAAGAAGTCTATAAAGCTATTACTCCATTAAAAAGCACACATAAAGTAGACGATAACCATTTAGCAT